TTATATTATCTAAGATACCTGAAGGCCTAAAGAAACTAACCTTACAGTTTGGATCAATTGATGTTCGCCACCACCTAATGAGATTTGGTGGAAAACCTGCGGCAGATAAACTGCTAAATAGATATTATGAATTGGTTAAGAAGATTCAGGGGTTAGGTATTGAGGTAACTATATGCCAACCAGTCCCAATTGAAACTGAAGATCGTAAGATGGCAGCGACCACTATGTACAAGAAGAAACCATTTAGTGGTACAAGGTTAGAACGCTTAAGGTTAACAGGATATGTAATTCGTCATATGAGGGATAATGCCCCCTGCCAAGTTATTGGATATCCAGATAGTTGGTATTCTATGGCCCCTGAGCAATTTGAAGGAGAAATCATGGAACGCCCAAGAGGTATCCATATTGCTCCCCCTAATTATGTATCGGTTCAACAACAAGAAACTACCTTAGAGGAATTCTACGCATGAGAATAACCCCAACTAAATACTATGATGAATACCTACGTTACTTTGATATGGCTACTAAACAGCAGGAACATTGTAACTTAGGGACTATCCCCCACAGTGAGTTTGATATTGGTGATAAGCTAATGCAAGAGGTATCACTATATGATGTGGTGGAACGTAAGTATGCTGGCTTCTCCCATATAATTAATGATATATTCTATGGGTGGACCGATAAACATCCTTATTGGAAGAAGATGGATAATAACCTCGCCTCCCCTAAACGTATTAATGTAGCTAAGACATGGACTGGTAAAGAACATGATTTACCCACGTGGTTATATCTTATGATACTACATAGGGTAACAGGTTCTGGTATTAATTATGGTTTAAAGGTTAGTGGCTATCATAACTCTATTATCCCAGACTTAGCTGAATATAATACTATTGAGGAGATGACTAAGGTTATTAATCTTAAGCAAGAACCATTTTATACCTCAGTGGGCTATCAGTTCCCTGCTTTTCCTAAACCCCCTAAGAATTCTATATATCGTAAGGGTGGGGACTACTACCTATCAGAATATGCCCCAAGGTTAGCTAGAGATCTTACCGACTTCTTATTAAAAGGTGGTAAGAAGGACTTAAGGGAAATCGGTGGCTTCATGCTCAATTGGAATGTCGAGAATGATTTAAGGCAGTATCATTTCCAATATGCTGCAGTGGTTGCTGATATTGCTGATTGGTTCCCTGAGTTCGTTAATAGAGAATCTATGTTCTACTATGGCACTAATGCTAAAGAATGTATATCATACTTAGCTACCCCTAACGAACGCATTAAGAAAGATGACTTCTTAGATGAAGTAATGGCTATGATCTATGAAGATACTAAGAGCTATCCATATAATGCTGAGGATATCTGTTGTGATTATATTCGGTGGGTGGAGAACTATATTAAGCCAGGGGCAGACTATCATCATATAAATATGGATGCTACATGGAGTTCATGCAAGATTAAGGATCATCCGTATGGCCGCCAAGAAGGAATGTTAGAACATGGCTTAGTTAAAACATTCAATGGCCGGAGCCATCACCCAAGTGATGATGCTATCCTTAAAGAAGCTGGCATGACAAAAGAAACGTATCAAGGCCTGTTTACAATTTAGTGCTGGCATGATATAATGGACGTAACAATACAAATAGGAGATATAAAATGGGTATAATGGATAAACTCAAAAAGAATAGTAAGATTAAAGAGACGGCGGTAATGGCCACCTCTAAGCTATTTAAAAATCAAGATGTAGTAAAAACTGAGGTACCAATGATTAACGTTGCGTTATCAGGTGATCCCGATGGGGGACTAAGCGCAGGCCTAACAGTCTTAGCAGGCCCTTCGAAGCATTTCAAGACTTCGTTTGGTTTACTAATGGCGGCGGCCTACTTAAAGAAACATGAGGATGCTATAGTATTATTCTATGACTCAGAGTTTGGTTCCCCGCAACAGTACTTTGAAAGCTTTGGGATTGATACCAACCGGGTATTACACACCCCAATCACTAATGTAGAGGAGCTTAAGTTTGACATTGTCAACCAACTAGAAGAGATCACTAAGGAAGATAAGGTAATTATCGTTATTGACTCTATTGGTAACCTTGCCTCTAAGAAAGAATTAGATGATGCTATGAATGAGAAATCAGTGGCTGATATGAGTAGAGCTAAAGCCCTTAAAGGTTTATTTAGAATGTGTACCCCTTATCTTTCAATGAGAGATATTCCTATGATTGCTGTTAACCACACCTATCAAACCATGGAGATGTTTAGTAAGGCGGTAGTTTCTGGTGGTACTGGAATCTATTACTCGGCTGATAACATTTGGATCATTGGGAGACGTCAAGAGAAAGAAGGTAAGGAAATCACTGGTTATAACTTCATTATTAACGTAGAGAAGTCACGCTTTGTTAAAGAGAAATCTAAGATCCCAGTCCAAGTAACTTGGGAAGGTGGTATCGATAAATATACAGGTTTATTAGATGCAGCTATGGAAGGTGGCTTTGTTGTTAAACCTACGATGGGTTGGTATTCTAAATGTGATACCACCACTGGTGAAATCGATGATAATAAGCTAAGGGCTAAATCTTTAGATGGTGAGTTCTGGGAACCTATCCTTAAGAACCCATTGTTTAAGCAATTCCTTAAGGACAAATATGAGATTGGCCATGCAGAAATGATAAAATAGCGTTTACATTTGAGGGGTATCATGATATAATGGTACCATATATTTACATTAAGGAGCCAAATGAAGCTAGAAACTCTGATCTTAAGAAATCTAATACAAAATGAGGACTTTACCCGCCAAGTAATTCCCCACTTAAAGTCTGTGTACTTTGACGGGCCCTATCGAGTATTATTCAAGGAAATTATCAATTTCGTTAATACTTATGGCAAGCTTCCAAACTCTGAAGCTTTAAACATTGAGTTACAAAAGAACGAACGTATACCTAATGATCAAGTCGCTGAGGTATTCTCTATTGCTAAGGATCTATCTGTAGTAGTTGAAGATACTAATAAGGAATGGTTATTAGAACACACTGAAAAATGGTGTCAAGACCGATCGATCTACTTAGCCATTATGGAATCTATTAACATCATCGATGGTAAACATGAGACCCTTCAAAAGAATGCCCTCCCTGAATTACTATCAGAGGCTTTAGCTGTTAACTTTGATACTGATGTAGGCCATGATTATGTAGATAACTCTGATGATCGCTTTGAGTTTTATCATCGCACCGAAGAGCACCTACCATTTGACTTAGAGATGTTTAATAAGATCACTAAAGGTGGCTTGGTTAATAAGAGTCTTAATGTAGCCTTAGCAGGTACTGGCGTTGGTAAATCATTATTTATGTGTCATGTCGCGGCGGGGGCCCTCACTCAAATGAAAAATGTATTGTATATCACAATGGAAATGAGTGAGGAACGAGTGGCCGAACGTATTGATGCTAACCTAATGAATGTACCTATTGATCAACTTGAGAACCTATCAAAAGATATGTTTGATAAGAAGCTACATAAGGTAACTGACAAAGGTATTGGCAAACTAATTATTAAGGAATATCCGACAGGGGCAGCTAATGCTACCCACTTCCGGGCCTTACTTAATGAGCTCAAATTAAAGAAGGACTTTGTCCCCCACTTAATTTGTATTGACTATTTGAATATCTGTTCATCCTCACGAATGAAAGCTGGTGGAGCTGGTGGGTCCTATGGTTATGTTAAATCAATTGCTGAAGAGTTAAGAGGCTTAGCAATGGAGAATAACTTACCTATCCTAACCGCCACTCAAACTACGCGAGGAGGTTTTGATAATTCTGATATGTCATTAACTGATACATCCGAATCATTTGGATTACCAGCAACGGCTGACTTGATGTTTGGTTTAATATCTACTGAAGAGTTAGATAATATGAATCAAATTATGGTTAAGCAATTAAAGAACAGATATAACGACCCAACCGGTGCCACCCGAAAGTTTGTATTAGGTATTGACCGAGCGAAGATGAGATTGTATGATGTAGAGAATTCCGCCCAAACACTGAATACTGGTACTGATATAACCCCAGGAACAACAACTAATTATGAAGGATTTAAAGTATGACAAAAAGTAAAGTAGTAAAAGCAGGGGTTAAGAACCCTAAAATATCACATAG